CATGACCGACCGGGGCCTTCTGGCCCTCGTCCGGCACGAAGGACTCGTGCCCGGACCCTATCTCGATGTGAAACAGGTCTGGACCTTCGGCATCGGCCACACGGCCGCAGCCGGACCGCCCGATCCGGCCAGGATGCCTCGCGGGATGCCCGCCGATCTCGATGCCGGTATCCGGGAAGCGTTCAAGGTATTCCGGACCGATCTGGCTGCCTATGAGGCGGCGGTGCGACGGGCCGTGACCGTGCCGCTCGAGCCGCACGAATTCGATGCGCTGGTCAGCTTCCACTACAACACCGGCGGCATCGCGAGAGCCGCGCTGACGAGGCATCTGAACGCGGGCAGCCGCGCGGCGGCAGCGGACGCCTTCATGGGCTGGCTCAAGCCCGCCGCGATCCGCCCCCGGCGCGAGGCCGAGCGAATCCTCTTCCGCCATGGCCGGTACCCCGCCGGGACCATCCCGGTCTGGGCGGTCGACCGCAATGGCCGGGTCGATTTCTCGCGACCCATCCGGCGGCTGACCGAGGACGAGGCACTGGCGCTGCTGCGCCCGGAGGCGGCTCCGGTTCCGACGGCCGGCGACGCCATGCCGGTAGTGCCCGCTGCGCCCACGCTGCTGTCTCGCCTCACTGCATTCCTCACCACCCTGATCGGAGGACGTCCATGAACTGGAACCTTGCCCGCGGCCTCGTCTACCTGGCCTGTCTTGCCGCATCCGGCCTCGCCATGGCCGGGCTGGCGGATTTCGACCTCGCAACCGGCACCCTCGATATCCGGCCCTTCAACCTCTACGCCCTGACCGGCGCGGGCGGCGGCGTGGTGTCTTCGCTTCTGGCATCCGTGGCGCTCCTGCGCGGCTGGGGGCGGAAGTGAAGTCCCTCTCGCCGGCATTTCAGGCCCATCTCGACGAAGGCGCGACGACGCTCGCCTGGTGCTGGCGGATCGTGCGTGCCGATGGCGTGAGTTTCGGCTTCACCGACCATGACCGGACGCTCGCCTTCGACGGCACCGACTTCGAACCCGAGAGCGGGCTGACGGCATCGGAGGTTCGCTCCGGCTCGGACCTATCCGTCGATGCTCAGGACGCCGAGGGCGTGCTGACCTCCGACCGGATCACCGAGACCGACATCCTCGACGGCCGCTGGGACAATGCCGAGGTCGAGGTCTGGCGGGTGAACTGGAACGATCCGGCGCAGCGCGTGCTGATGCGTCGCGGGGCGATCGGCCAGATCCGGCGGGGACGGCTCGCCTTCGTGGCAGAGGTCCGTTCGCTCGCGCATGTCCTCGGACAGACGGTCGGGCGGACGTTTCAGGCGACCTGCGACGCGGCGCTCGGTGACGGACGTTGCGGTGCCGATCTGGACGCATCGGCCTTCAGGGGAACGGGCGTCGTCATCGACCTCCTGCGCGACCGGGCGTTCACGGCTTCCGGCCTCGGCGGCTTTGCCGCGGGCTGGTTCACCTTCGGCACGGTCGAATGGACCAGCGGCGCCAATGCCGGGCGGCGGGCAGAGATCATCGCGCATGACCTGACCGATGGCATCGCCGTGCTGACGCTGCTCGAAGCGCCGGTGCGAGCCATCGCCGATAGCGACGCCTTCACCATCCGCGCGGGCTGCGACAAGCGCATGGAGACCTGTGGCGCGAAGTTCGCCAATGTCGCCAACTTCCGGGGATTTCCCCATATCCCCGGCCAGGATGCGGTTCTGCGCTATGCCACCAAGGACGGCGGGCATTCGGGGTCCGTGCTGTGATTGCCGCCGATCCAAAACTGGTGATCGCGACGGCGCGATCCTGGCTCGGCACGCCCTACCACGACCAGGCCAGCCTCCGGGGCGTCGGTTGCGACTGCCTCGGTCTCGCCCGGGGAGTCTGGCGCGAGGTCGTCGGTCGCGAGCCATTCCCGATTCCGCCCTACAGCCGGGACTGGGGCGAGACCGGGCCGCGCGAGGTGCTGGCAGAGGGCGCACGGCGCATGATGATCGAAGTGGAACCTGCGGCAGCCGAACCCGGCGCGCTGGTCCTCTTCCGGATGAAGCCCCGCGCCATCTCAAAGCATGTCGGGATCCTCACAGGGCCCGGCATCTTCCTCCACGCCTACGAGCGGCTCGGCGTGATCGAGGAGCCGCTCACCTCTGTCTGGCGGCGGCGCATCGCCTTCGCCTTCCTGTTCCCGCAACGCTGAGCATCTGCCATGGCCACCCTCGTTCTCGGCGTCGCCGGCGCCGCCATCGGCGGCAGCATCGGCGGCGCAATCCTCGGTGTCAGCGCCGCCACGATCGGCGGCTTCATCGGCTCCAGCATCGGTTCGGTCGTCGACAGCTGGATCATCTCTTCACTCGCGCCCACCCAGCGTATCGAAGGCGCACGTCTCGACACGCTGCGCATCACCTCATCGACGGAGGGCGCCGTCATCCCGCGCCTCTATGGCCGCATGCGGATGGGCGGCAACATCATCTGGGCGACCGATTTCCGCGAGGAGACCAAGACCACCACGCAGGGCGGTGGCAAGGGTGGCGGAGGCGGCAAGGTCAGGACCACGGAATATCTCTACTATGCGAGCTTCGCGGTCGCGCTCTGCGAGGGGCCGATCACCGGCATCGGCCGCATCTGGGCCGACGGCAAGCCGATGGACCTCTCCGGGGTCACCTGGCGCTGGTATCCGGGCGACGAGGTGCAGACTGCCGATCCCTTCATCGCGGCGAAGATGGGCGCGGCCAGCACCCCCGCCTATCGCGGCACGGCCTATGTCGTCTTCGAGGAACTGCCGCTCTCCAGCTATGGCAACCGCCTGCCGCAGCTCTCCTTCGAGCTGTTCCGGCCGCTCGCCGATCCCGACACCGCCGAAGGACTGACCCGCGCCGTCACGATGATCCCGGCATCGGGCGAGTTCACCTATGCCACGCAGGCCATCCGCAAGACGGATGGTGGTGCGACGCAGGCAGAGAACCTGAACGCGCTGCCGGATGCCACCGACATCGTGGTGGCGCTCGACCGGCTGCAGGCCATGGTCCCGGCGGTGGAGAGCGTCAGCCTCGTCGTCGCCTGGTTCGGCGACGATCTGCGCGCGGGATCCTGCAAGGTGCGGCCGGGTGTCGAGGTCTCCGCCAAATCGACCACGCCTCTGTCCTGGTCGGTCAACGGCGTCAGCCGCGCCAATGCCTTCCTCGTCAGCCGCGACGATCAGGATCGGCCGGTCTATGGCGGTACGCCGTCCGACTTCGCCGTCGTGCAGGCGATCCAGGAGATGAAGGCGCGAGGGCTGCGGGTCACCTTCTATCCCTTTATCCTGATGGACGTGCCGCCCGGCAACACGCTGCCGAACCCGTATTCCGACAACGCCACCGAGACCGGCCAGCCCGCATTCCCCTGGCGCGGCCGGATCACCTGTTCGCCCGCGGCGGGCTATGTCGGATCGGTCGACAAGACCGCGACGGCAGCCACGCAGGTTTCGGCGCTGTTCGGCACAGCCACGCCGGCGAATTTCAGCGTCTCGGGCCAGTCGGTCGTCTGGACCGGCCCATCGGGCGACTGGGGTCTGCGGCGGATGGTGCTGCACTACGCCCATCTCTGCGCGGCCGCAGGCGGGGTGGACGCCTTTCTGATCGGTACCGAGATGCCGGGGCTCACCACCATCCGCTCGGGCGCATCCACCTATCCGGCCGTGCAGGCCTATCGGGATCTGGCCGCCGATGTCCGGTCCATTCTCGGGGCTGGTACGAAGATCGGCTACGCCGCCGACTGGTCGGAGTATTTCGGGCACCAGCCGGCCGACGGCAGCGGCGATGTGTTCTTCCACCTCGATCCGCTCTGGGCCGATCCGGAGATCGATTTCGTCGGCATCGACAACTACATGCCGCTCTCCGACTGGCGGGACGGGTTCGAGCATCTCGACGCCGCCGAGGGCTGGCCCGCGATCTACGACCGGGCGTATCTGCAGGCGAACATCGCGGGCGGCGAAGGCTTCGACTGGTTCTACGCCAGCGCCGCCGATCAATCGGCGCAGATCCGCACCCCGATCACCGATGGCGCAGCGGGAAAGCCGTGGGTCTTCCGCTACAAGGATCTGCGCGCCTGGTGGTCGAACCAGCATTACAACCGCCCGGGCGGGG